CAACAACACGTTCTGCAATGACAATCAGCGGCGAATACGCCGTTGGACAAATCGACCTTGTTCTCGCTGATGAATGCTCAAAATATTATGCTGATCCGTATGGATGGGTCATGTGGGCCTTTGACTGGGGTTACGGTGAACTCGAAGGGTTTGATGGTCCTGATGCCTGGCAAAAAGAACTGTTAATTGAACTCGGTAATCAAATCAAAGGTAGAAAGTTCAATGGTGTGACACCCGTTGATCCAATCCAAATGGCAATTGCGTCAGGACACGGTATCGGTAAAAGCGCAATAACTGCGTGGCTAATATTATTCATCCTCAGCACCAGACCTAAATCTCGCGGTAAAGTAACTGCTAATACCGGTGAACAATTACGTACTATGACGTGGGCTGAGTTAACAAAATGGTATAAGTTATGTATTGTCGGTCATTGGTTTGAGGTAAATTCAATGTCGATTCATCATCACTCTAATCCGCGCGATTGGAGAGCAGACGCTTATACATGTCGTGAGGAGAATTCTGAAGCATTTGCAGGATTACATGCTGCGTCATCAACACCTTTTTATCTTTTTGACGAGGCTGGTGGTATTCCAGGTAAGATATGGGAAGTTGCATCAGGTGGACTGACTGACGGCGAACCGATGTTCTTTGCGTTCGGTAACCCTACTGATAGAACTGGTGAATTTTACAATTGTTTCAGTCACCAAAAACACCGATGGATTAATCGACACATTGACAGCAGAGATGCGAAGATGCCTAACAAAGCGTATCTTCAAAAACAGATTGATGATTATGGTGAAGATTCAGATCGCGTAAGAGTACGTGTAAAAGGGCAGTTTCCGCGCGGCGGGAATATTCAATTTATCCCTTCTGATATTGTTCAAAAAGCGAGGAAAGCATCACTTGGTAGATATTTAGGTGATGACCCATTGATATGCGGTATTGATTTAGCACGCGGCGGTGATGATGATTGCATGATTGTATTCAGACGCGGTAAAGATGGTAAGTCTGAGAAGACTTACAAAATACCAGGTGAGAAGTCACGTGATTCAATGGTTGTCGTTGCTAAACTTACAATGTTGCTTGAACGTCATAAGCCTGATGTATCATTCCTTGATGTGGGTTCAATGGGTGGTCCTATTGGTGATAGATTGAGGGAACTAGGTTATCACGCAATAGATGTCGGTTTCGGTTGGAATGCTGATAATGAGAAATTATTTGCTGATAAAGCTACTGAAATGTGGTTCAGAATGAAAGAATGGTTATTTAATGGTGGTGCTATTGTAGATAGTAACGAGCTTGACACTGAATTAACTAATCGTGAATATGGATTTGATAAAAAAGACCGCACTATTCTCGAACCAAAAAAAGATATGAAGAAGCGTATAGGTCATTCACCTGACTGGGCTGATGCTTTATGTTTAACTTTTGCATATTTTGTACCAAAACTCGAACATGAACGTGGGTTGCTGGATGCAGCACTGCCACACCGCGGTAAAAACACTGGTGACTATAATCCATTAGATAGTATGGACGAGAGTATGTAATATGCTACTATCAATGTAACTTTGATTTAATGAGGATATTATTATGTGTGTAGGAGGAGGAGGACAAGCAGCACCCACGCCACCGCCACGATTACCTGAAGCAGCACAAGCACCTGTTGCACCGGCACGTCGCACAAGTGGATCAACAGATGATGAACGTCGCAGACGTGCAACAGGTGAATCAGGTCGAAGTACAATATTGACTAGCGCACGCGGTGTACAAGACGGTGGCGCAACAGCACAGAAAACACTGTTAGGTCAGTAATATGCCGACGGTTTCAGTCAATCTCAGTATAGATGAATATGTGCAGATTAATACTGCGTTCAATCCTATGGTGTTACAAGCACACAATGACTCTGTGCGTATCACTCTCAGTGAAACAAAACCTACTGTCAGTAACCCTGTATTTCATATACTGGGTGGTAAAGATGCACCGCTGCATTTGAACTCAATTGATACAAATGTATGGGCATTAGCTATCACTGAGAAGTCATCACTGATTGTCAGTGAAACTGAACCATTTCGAATTACAAATACAAATGGTTTAGATTTTTATCTTGAAGTAGCTGCAGGTAATGTTGCAGGAAATACACCTGTGAATATAGTAGGGCATGATTCTGCTATTGGCACATCTATTGCAACAGTCGGTAACAATTTATCTGAGTTACAAACTTACAGTAGTTCAGCTGACATAGATTCAATATCGAGTACAGATACAAATGATACTCATGACATTACTATAATCGGCTTAGATGTAGATTATAATGAAGTAGCTGCTCAAGTAGTCACTTTAAATGGGCAAAATAGAGTAGCAATATCTACACCATTACTTAGAATAACTAAAATATATAACGCTACTAATACACCCACACTCGGTGTTATTTGGGTTTATGTTAATACAGTTATTACTAATGGCAAGCCTAACGATTTAACAAAAATAAGAAAATCTATTCATAGAACAGGTGGGGTAGCTGGTCCAACTTACTCTAATGAGATAAGCACATCGTCATGTTATACTGTACCCGCTGGTAAAACAGCTTATATAGTTTTCGGTAAGATGACAGTGTCAGACGCTAAAGCGATAGAGTTGACATTTTGGGTCAGACTTAACAATGGTGTTTTTACAGTCGCACACCATATTGATGTGAAAGATAATAACTATGATTATTTCTTCAAGTTACCTGCAAAAGTTTTTGAAAAAACAGACATAGAAGTTAGATGTTCTGTGGATAATGGAACAGCTGAAGCATCTATAGCCTACGATATAATATTAAAGGATAATTAAACGATGCCAACAATTAAAAGTTACAATAAACGACTTGAAGCATTGCGTTCTGAACGTAACACATTTACCCCGCTATGGCGTGAATGTTCAGATTATCACCTGGCACATCGTGGACGTTTCCTAACAGCAGACCGTAATAAAGGTTATAAACGCAACACAAAGCAGATCAATAATACTTCTCGATTATCCTCACGTACATTAGCATCAGGAATGATGTCTGGTATCACATCACCTGCACGCCCATGGTTCAGACTATCCACTGGTGATAAGCAACTCGATGACAGTGCTGCTGTGAAACTGTGGTTACATGCTGTACAGCAAACTATGTACAAAGTGTTCGCTGCATCAAATACTTATAATTCATTACATCAGTTGTATTCTGAACTAGGTGTATTTGGTACTGCAGCAATGGGTGTGTTCCATGATTTTGAGAACGTCATCTGGTGTAAACCGTACACAATCGGTAGTTATATGCTGGGGATGGATGGTCAGAATGTAGCTGATACAATGTATCGTGAATATGAGCTCAGTGTTGGACAAGTTATTAAACAGTTTGGTGTTGATAACGTTAGTGATTCTGTCAAAAGACAATGGGAAACAGGTAACTCTGAAGCCTGGGTGAAGATTGTCCATGCTATTGAACCAAATGATGAACGTGACAATACCAGCGTAAAATCATCTGATAAACCTTATCGTTCTGTTTATTATGAGAAGGATGCTAGTACACGTGATGCAACAGATAAATTCTTACGTGAATCAGGGTTTGATGAGTTTCCTATTCTAGCACCACGATGGGATGTAACCGGTGAAGATATCTATGCAACTGATTGCCCGGGTATCACTGCATTGGGTGATACTAAAGCATTGCAACTTGCTGAACGTCGTAAATATCAAGCAATTGATAAGTTAGTTAACCCACCATTACAAGGACCTGTTGCATTAAAAAATAAGATGAAAGGGGGTCAACCTGGACCCAATGAAATAATCTGGCATGCTAATGCAACTAGTGACGGGTTGACAAGTATCTATGGAAATTATCGACCTGATGTTAATGTTATCAAAGCTGAAATATTAGATGTGGAAAATCGCATACAACGTGCATTTTATGAAGACTTGTTCTTAATGTTAGCAAATACTGATCGTCGTCAAATTACTGCGCGTGAAGTTGCTGAGAAGCATGAAGAAAAATTGTTAATGTTAGGACCTGTTCTTGAGCGTTTACATACTGAATTACTTGATCCGCTGATTGATAGAACATTCAATATTCTGCAACGTAACGGTGTATTACCATTACCACCACCGGAACTACAGAATAAAGAACTAAATGTTGAATATGTGTCAGTATTAGCACAGGCACAACGCTTAGTAAATACTGGTGCGATTGACCGTATAATGCAGTTCACTGGTGATGTTGCTGGGGTATGGCCAGGTGCACGTCACAAGATTGACGCTAATCAAGCTGTTGATGATTATGCTGAATCATTGGGTGTTGATCCTGCAATTGTTCGCAGTGATAGTGATGCACAAGCATTAGCAGATGCTGAAGCACAAGCACAAGCACAGGCAGAACGAATGGCGCAAGCAGAACAAATGGC